AAGTTGATTAAATTTTTTTGCAATATGTCTATGGTGTGAGCCTTCAATAAAATCGGGCCACATACATTTTACAAAAGAAAGAAAGTCATCTTTGGCTTTATTCTGTATCTTTTTTTCAGCGTGCATTACTTGCAGCTGTTTAAATTTTCTACGAACGTCTGCAGGTAGTTTACTTATGTCTATATTATTCAAATTCATTTAAAATTTTTTAAAAAATTTTTTGCACTATGTTTAAAGTGTTCAACATGTTTTTACCAGCTAAAGCTGTGTAAATCAAGCAATACAACCTAGAGTAGTGGGACCCCTTTGTACAAAAAGGGGGGATAGGGTCGAAGCAATTATCTATATTGGGATTTGGTTCGGGACCCCTGGCCCGTTAGGGCCAGGGGTAAGAGAGTTAGCCTTATTCGTAATGTGGCAATCCACCAAAGATTGAACAAATACCGGCAAAAGAAATTAATACTCCTAGTAGTGCGTGGTCGTTTGAGTGTATAAAAACTATTACTCCTAATAATGCTAATACAAATCCTGTTAGTACCATTAGTAATCTTCCTATTAAGTCGCCATTCATTAGTGCCTCACTTTCCATGATGTTGTTGCTGTTCTATAACCATGACTATCTAAGTCATAATAAACATAATAAGGCACGCCCTTTTTTGATGTACCATATCTGCTTTTGTCGTCATGCTTTCCCTGTCTAGTAATATGTTTCTTATGCTTACTAGCCCAATAAGTTATGTAAAATGTTTTAGTCATATTTATTTCTCTCTTTCTATGGGTATCCTATACTAAATAGGATACCCTGTCAAACATTAATTTACTGTTTGTTGCATTTGTTTTCTTGCAATAGCGATCTTTTGATCTCTATTTAAGACTTCTTTATCTTCCAAAAGACTAGCCAGATTTTCTGGTGAATAAATTGAAAGTGCTAAACTAGAACTTTCATTTAACATTGTTTCATTTAAAACAACTCCGATTTTATCTGCAAGTGCTTTTGCTTGATCAAATGTTCTATAAGATTTTAAACCTAATCTTAAAGTTTTCATTTTGCCCTCAACATAACTATACATTTGTTGATGCTCTTTGATTACATTATCAGCACTAGCAACATACATCTTAAAAAAGTTTAATGTGCTTTCATCAACTTTAAAATTTCTTGAATGACAATAAGAACTACCAATAGTCCAAAGCTGAAAATCACTTTCCCATTTTGCTTTAGGTTTAGTTATAGATTTATCTTCATTAGAAGAATTGCTAAAACCCAAATAAGTATTAACTGCACTCTCATCATTATAATACTTTGGATTTCTTTTTGAGTAGTCATCATTGATTGATAAATTAAAATCTGGGTTAAGCCCTTTTGCTTTCAACTCATCACGATAATATGCTCTCGCAAATTTTCTACCCATGTCAAATCTTACATGAACTTCATCATTTGCGTCATACTCTCTACCCTCATCATCAACTTTTTTAATTGGTCTTTGGACATAGAAACAATTATCTTTATACAACTCGCCACCTGCTCTATTGTATTTTTGTATCATTGATCTAATTGTATCAACATCTTCTTGTGGTTGATGAAACCTTACAACTCTATCAATAGCAACTTTTGCTTTTTCTCTCATAGCGTCGTATTGTTCTTTTGCATTAGTCAATTTATCTTTTACTTTATCTTCGTAAAAAGATTGAAATTGATCTGCAATAACTTTTCGCTTTTCTGCGTTAAGTGTTATTTTTCGTTCTTTAGTCATGTTTCCTTTCTGGTTATTTATTTTTTGCATAATTTAAAATATACACTTGACAAAAGGATTGTCAAGGATTATATATGATTTAGGTTTTTTTGATTGTACACAACCTTATAAACTAAAACAATCTGGGACAACCTCGGGTTGCATCACACCGCGTTCCTTGCGCCGTCTTTGTAATCCAGAGGACTGATCCCTGGTCCTATGTGTCGATCGATAAAGTAAAATGCATATAGGACCTGGGATCAGTTGCGCGGGGATCGTGGGAAACCAACCGAGCGCTTACTGATCTGCTGGCGGCCTCTAGAGAGACAGCTGACGCCGGGGCCGCAAGCTTCAAGCAGCAAGCAATGCTTGACAGCTGGTGAAGGATACTGTAGGATGGATTTAGAAAGGATAAATTATGACTAAAAAATTTACGGAAAAAGAAAATCAAATTTGTGACATGCTGGCCTGGCTAGCCTGTCATGCTGATGAAGACTGTCCGGCTGAATATCGCACAAAGCATTTCAGGAATGCTTTGGACAGAGCTGTCGAGTTTCTTGATAGCAGCGGCTGGTATGACTTCAACAAAGAAGCCCGGAGCAATAAGTGAGCAGAAAAATTTATGAGACAAACGCCAATCATGGGCCAGAGTATAACAAAATTTTAATTAATCACTGGCGCTGGCTTGAGGATCAGGGCCCAAGCTACAAGCAACAAGCCACAAGCTGCAAGCTTCAAGCAGCAAGCTTGACAAGACGCTTATATAGTGTTATAGGAGAATCAAGGAGAAAGAACTATGAAAACAAGTGAAGCATTAAAAATTATAGGAGGCAGCCTGAGCAAACCGTCAAAAATGCCTGGCTGGTCGATAGGTTTACCTGCCAAAGAATGCAAGACCGGGGCCAAGCTCCAGCAGGTGAAGGGCTCAGTCTGTTACGACTGTTACGCGCTCAAAGGTTGTTACGTTTTCAAGGTTGTGCAGGATGCGCAATATAGAAGGCTGGCAGCATTGAAGAGTCCGGACTGGGTTGAAGCAATGGCTCACCTGATCAACAGTAAAAAGCCTGATGTCTTTAGATGGCATGACAGCGGCGACGTCCAGGATCTGGATCATTTACAAAAAATTTATGAAGTATGCAGGGCAACGCCCAGCAAGAAGCATTGGATGCCAACTCGAGAAGCATGGATTAAGGACTATCTCGACAGCAAGCCTGAAAATTTAGTCATACGATTTAGCGCGCCCATGGTGAACCAGCGGGCGCCTGCTTCGTGGCCCAACTCTTCAATGGTTGTAGACAAGGGTTTTCACACTTGCCCAGCTCCAGCACAAGACAACGAGTGCAGAGACTGCAGACAATGCTGGGACGCCTCAATTAAAACAGTTTCATATGGTAAACATTAAAACAAAATTCCCGCGTGGAATATCGGATCAGGTCATTAGCTTTGAGAGTGGGACGCCGCCAAATGAGCGTGCACCTGGTCCGGGCCTCAAGCTTCGTCATGGCGGATTAACGCCGGAAGCTTCAGGCGCCAAGCCTCAAGCTCCAAGCTTTGAAAGATACAAGCGACAAGCTTCAAGCCCCAAGCTACAAGCCTCAAGCTTCAAGCCGCAAGCTACAAGCTCTTGGATCTTGGAGCCTGGAAAAAGTTTCACGGCTCTTTGATCAAGAGCCTCTACCAGGATAAATGTATTGTTTGGATGCCTAACATGAAAGGCAATTTGATGTGGAGAGAACGTCACCTTGTTACTCTTCGTGACTTTTAATTCTATTGTAAAAAAGTGGCCCCTAGCATTACTGACCAGTAAATCAGGAGTCCCATGTAAGCTATTATTTTCAAGTCGAATAAGCGAAAAATCACTAAAATTTTTCTTAACTTTTTGATATAATTTACGCTCTGGTCCCATACATTTTTAGAGGTAACATCGTCATTCATTTAATAGTCCTTCTGAAGTTTTTCTGGCAAGATAAGCTTCGAAGGTTTTTCAGTTTTCATAACTAATCTGTGTGCACTATGACCTGGCTGGCCTATGATTGGAACTGCGTTTTCGTGCACTTCCATTCGTCGGATAGCATGTAACTTTCCTTTGACCTCTACATAGATAACTGCATTTTTTACTGCGTCGGAACCTTTTGTAAAACTACTTAAGAATAGTTGCAAGTCTTGTACTCTCATGAATCTTGTCTTCTTAACTTGTCACTTAAATCTACTATCACTTTTCTATAACCTTGCAAGAGATTTTTATTACTTTCGTTTTCAGATTGTATTTTTTTTAAATGTGCTATCTCTAATTTTTGTACACTAACTAAATGTTGAAAGCCTGCTATCGTTGCATGCAACTCATCTATTTGTTTAGTCAAATCTAGTTCTCCTCTGTCATCTTTCATCTATTGACTTTATAGGATAGTTACCTTAAATTGTCAACTATGGGACTACCAAAAAGACTTACAGAAATGCAACAAAGATTCGCCGAGTTTTTAGTATTCGGTGGACCTGACGGACCAATGACTCAAACAGAGGCAGCTGTTGCTGCTGGCTATAGTCCTAAACGTGCAAGACAAGAAGGATCAGAACTTTGTAATCCAAAACATTCTCCGCTTGTTGTTAAATATATTGGTCAACTAAAAGAAGAAAGAATTAGAAAACATGAAGTCACTTACGAAGGACACGTAGCAGAACTTGCTAGACTTAGAGAGGCCGCTTTAAAGAAAGGATCATTCTCTTCAGCAGTGAATGCGGAAGCAAACAGAGGAAAAGCAGCAGGACTATACATAGATAGAAAGATAATAAAAACAGGAAAGTTAGAGGACCTATCAGAACAAGAGTTAGAAGCAAAAATGAAACAGATATTAG